CGGTAAAATTTTCCAATTTTGCTTTCTAGCTGACGCTTCATCAATAATTTGGGCTTCTCCGACAGTTCCCGGTGCGCCCTGCGGATTGCCTTGCTGGAATTTGTATGCACCAAAAACCGTTTCAATATCCATTTCATATCGCCCTTTTTCACTGTATAAAGCCGAAGATACTGCTGGTGGAGAAAATTCTTTTATTTTTCCAGCCGCTAATGCGCCCGGATTTGCCCGAATGATAGCATTTGGAATATGCCATTTTTGTATTTCTGATGCATCTATAGCACCATCTTCATATAATAATTTAAAGTTTGTGGTAGCGTTTGTATGAGAGATAATAAGCGCTTCAGTCCTGTTAAGCATACGTTGAGGTGTCTTTGCATGCCTAACGTCACCGCTAGAGAATGGATTTCCAGCATGCTCATTACAAGCAGGTATAATAGGATAGTCAGAAATAGGTAAAATAGACTCATAAGCAACTTTGTCGCCAAAAGCACATATTTCCCTAATTTTTGTATCATAGATAACACTTTCGGATATAATCCCCTCATTAATAAACTCTTCATACTTAGGATCCTTAATAAGTTCTTTATACGACTCTTTATCATAAACTTGATTTTTACCTGTTGTGTTATCAAGTATAAGCACTTTTGGTATACTTACCCTAGAAAAATGTATATATTTTCTTACCATCTCTTGATGGTCGTCAGCCATTGTGCCTCTTGTTTCTATATGGTCTCTCGAATATTTTCCAGAACTTTCTTCATTTCTATGACTATCTGTTTCTGCGTCCTCAATAAGATTAGCATATTTTGGAAATAAAATTTTTAAATGTTCTTTAGTGTGCAAATCTGAGTAGATTATACTAGCCGCATCGGAGAAATCAGGTAAAGATGAATTTGGATCAACAAACACGGACTCCGCAGGCATTTGCTTTATTCTTAAAGCTCCAAGACCGTTCTCTGCAGACCAATCTGGATAGACATATAAATAAGAAAGTCCTTTTACAATAAAAGACTTAACAGCGTTTCTAAAAGCTACCCCAGCTTGAGAATCAACCCAAACCCTGTCTAATATTTGAGAATATATCCAAGATAACTCTGCGTCAGTTTTTCCTACGGGTATACAATGCCACTGTGGTGGTGCGGCCGCCACATTAGCTAATATCTGTTCTACCGCTGGTCTTATTTTATTATTAGATTCTGGCGGTTGCCCAACGCTAACCAAATATTCTTTTTGTTTATTAGATAACTGAGAACCTAAATAGAACTCCCAGTCTTCCGCCATTTGGTATCTATATTCACTAGAAGTGCTTTCGTATAGTTGATATTCGTCTCTAACCGAGTCGGCTGTTACGTCTTCGTAAGTCTCATTTTTTGAAATATCTGGTAAAACGCCGTACTTCTTAGCCATTAGATCGCCTTTTCATTGTCCCTATTTTACTAATAATAAGGTATTTAAGCATATATAAATTCACCAGTCTCCCAATCTACTCCGCTAAAGCCTCCAGACTTCTCTGTCCACTCTCCATTTTTAAGCTTTAAATGAGGAGCAAACACATCTTCGGTTGCCCATCTAAGCGCATCAAGCGTATCTTTCTTAAACTGCCCATGCTCTTTAAAAGATAAAAGTTCGCTTTCAAGCTCATCATGTTCTTCTTTTAAAAACATAGCTTTTGATGCAAAAAGTGGTTGCATTTCTTTAATTCTAAAATATTTTGTTTTGATCGCATCTTTTGCAGATATGTTTAAAAATCTTCCAGTTCTTTTTGACTCTCTTATTAAATAATCAGACAACATAACGTGTCCAGTTTTTTCCACCCTAATATCTCTAGGATGATATTTGTCTGCAAAGTTCATAATTTGAGTTGCGCCATCCATTGGAGAGACCTGACCTCTAAAGTAGTCTATCACATATATATTATATTCTGGATCAACAGCAACGCACATTACAACGGTATAATCTGCTTTAACGTTTTCACTTGAAGCTGGATCAACGCCTATAAAAATATTTACTGGCACTTGTGTTTTTCTACCCTCATCTGTTCTCATTATAAAGTTTTTTCCACCCTCATGTATATATCTACCGTCCCAATATTGAATATGTTCCTTTTTAAATACTCTAAAAGCATCGTCCATTGGTATATTTTGATACTCTTGATAAAAATAAGCTATATCACCCTCAGATTTTAATCTTTCTTTTTCTGCCTGTAGCCACTTATAAGGTCTTCTGTCTGGCCAAAGAACTTTTGGTGTTTTTCTTCCTTTTTCGTAAACCTCTTTACCCTCACTAACAAAAACTCCGCTTTTTGTTTTTTGCACTACAGATTGATAAAATAAGGATTTCCAGCCCTTTACTTTATACTTACCTCGCTTATCATAGGCTTTTGGCCCTGCAATTCTGTTTAAATACGCATCTTCGTCAACAATAGTTCCAATAAAACATAATTTTGCATCACCTGAAGCTGGGATTACGACAGCATTGAGCCATCTTCTAAACTTTTCACGCGCCATAGGAGTATTTGAGTTAGCTTCACCTTCTCCGTCGTCAATTATCGTTAATGTAGGTCGATATGCTCCATATTTTAGACCACGAACCTTCTGACCAGTACCGCGAATTAAGCATTTGCACATAACTGAGGGGTTTCCATCCTGATCGTAGCTTCCTATGATCTCTTTTTCCTCTTTTCCCCATATTTTACCCATTCTGTTGCCAAAAAAGTAGTGGATATTAGGATTGTACTCAATTTCATTGCCTAAAGACTCTAAATTATACTTAGATTGCATCTCAGATTCAGAAATTAACAAAATAAAACGTTCTTCGCCGAACAAGATACGGTGTAGCGGAAAAATTAAATTTATAAAGGTCGATTTTGCGTGGTCTCGAGGGGCTACAACAGCCATTTTATCGCCAGATTTCATTTTTAACAGCTCCTGAGCTATTTCTTTGTGAAATTCGGGAGATTTGTTCCTTATGTGGTGGTGCATTGAATTTTCTGGGTCTCCAAAAAGAATTTCTGCAAATGTAAATATATCTAAATACATTGCGCTTAATAAGTCTCTTTTTTCAGAGTTTGATAGATGTTTTAATTTTTTATCAGGCTTCACCATGCCCTATGTTGCAACTCTTAATAATTTCATTTAATTGTTCTATTTCAGCTAAAAGGTCTAATATAATTCCAGCAACACGCCCATTAACAGGCATTTTTTTACCCTCTATTACGATCCAACCAGTTTCAGCTCTATTTATTTCGAACTCAGTTTTTTGTAATAGTTCTTTTTTTACTACTTGTTCCAACGTATTCTTCTTCTATAAACTTTTTACGTATACCAGCTAACTGTTTTATTTGGCCATCGCTTAAAGCTATAATACCTTCCGTATGTTCTTCTGTTTTTTCTTTTGCGTTATGCCCTAGTAATTCACTTACTTTATTAACGGCATTAAGTCGTGTCGCGGCTGGAGTTTCTGAATTTTCTGCAAGCTCTCTGTATTTTTCAGTTACCCAATCATCATCAAGTCCACTATCAACTAATTTATCTCTCATATTCATTGCTACTCTCCTTTTAATATAGTCACGCTTGAGTAAGGCCATGCCACGTCTAAGCGCCTGTGTGGGGTTGTTGTCTGAATAGACAGATTGGTAGGCATCCACGATGCTGTCCGCTGTCCACATCCCGTAGTCGTTGACACTTCCACATTTAGTGAGATTGTCAACAAATGCGTTTTGGAGTTCTGTTGGTCTGACATCTCTAGTTAGCCCTTTCCCTTTATAATAGTGATCATTATGCCAATCTTTTTGTTTAGACGCGTAAATATTTTTTTTATACGTTGGCCTATTACCATATCCAGTTCTGATGTATGTAACTGGTTTCTTCGACGTTTTTGGATTTTTAACAGTTCTTCCAAGTACCTTGAGGACTTTACCGTCGGCGGTTTTAATCCATTCGCCCTTGCGAGCATCACGCCAATTAGCAACGGGATTAATGCCATAATTAGTACAGTCAGGATACTCATAAAGCTCGAAGCTCTTTCCTCTGCATTGGACAAGCTTCATACATTAATTGCCTAATAGTTCTTTTTCTATTTCAGCGCGTAAAGCTTTTACGTTGTTTGCAGTTATTTGACCGTCTCTTCTAATATTTAAATCGGCCTGTAGGCTTTTTTTATCTTTTTTGGGAACTTCACCGCCTTCTTCAAAAAAATTTTTGATCATATTCATGCCTTGTGAAGCTAAACCAGAAGCACTAACATCTGCGCCCTGCAATTTATTAGTTCCCATTAAACTGTCCGCTGACTGTATTGCGCTTGCTCCACCTAAAACATGTGTTGGATCGAACCCAGCTATAGCTGAGTTCATTGCTTCTTTAACTCTTCCTTGACCTAAAGATAAGCCAACATTCGCCGCATCAGCCAAATTTCCTACAACCGGAATATTTCCCGCTATATTTAATATATCTTTTGTTTTCTTTAATGGGTCAGCGTTTGATCTAGCTAAACTTGAAGCAATGTCTTTTCCTTCTGTAAATTTTTTATACATAGCAGTCATATCTCTACCACCCACCATATTGGGACTGCTTTGAAACGTACTATTTGATCGCTCTACTTCTCCACCATTTTCATATTTTTTAAATCTATTAGCCATCGTTGGGTTGATTGCACCCATGAAGCTTTTGCTTTTTTTACTCATATTACGTCCCAAATATTGCGAATAACAACCCTCTCGCCCAAAGTATACTTGCAGTCCCTAACATTACCCATCCTATATCTATACATATCATTATATAATATTAAAAGGGCAAATCGTTCCCTTTTCTCTCGTTTTTATCACTAACTTTTACAGATATATAGGTAATTCCCGATTTGCTTACTTTTTTCCAGCCAGCTAGCGCATATTCTGTTCCACGCACTTTAACTGACCCTGTGTAGTTTGGTTTGTTGTCGCTCTCATCCTCTTTGTATGAGTTCTTAAATAACGATCCATTACCGTCTTTTAATTCAAAAGCCATTTATAGCCTCCTTTTTATTTATCTAAAAATAATATTTTAGCTACTCTTAATCAATAATATTCACACATATATATAATATGAAATAGAAGTTGAAATAGAAGTTGAAGTGCTATATTTTGCCATTGCTTGCGCATTGGCTTAGCTACCCTCTCAAATAATCAAATAATCACTATATAGAAGTGTGTTTCACTTTTTCACTATTCGTCTATTCAAAATGCAATAATGAAATAATGAAGTACAGTATAATGTCTCATTGTCATAATGTCATCACCTTCTCTATAGTTGAAAAAATGTGCGTAATTTGTTCGACTGGTAGACGTAAGGACACCACCCCCTACGCGAAACGCGTTGAGTCGACCTTTCTCGTTGAGTTGACCGAACGCGTTCTTCGGCATGGACGCAATCATTATCTTTTTAGGGTCAATCTTTCCGACGGTGCGCAAATGCTTGAGCTATAGCTCGAGCTATGCCGTCGGTATAGGTAAAAAATCGCTTGCTTTGCTTCATTTCATGTCTAAATTTGGTTGTCAGCCGACGGTAGAGCCGTGGCTAGACCATCATAAATCAACGTCGCCCCGCGTGGGCGAAGGAGGACACCATGTCAAAAACAGTAAAACAAACAGTACTCAACCTCGACTCAACACCGAACGCGCAAGGCGCGCTCGAAAAGAGCCGAGCCATTACCGACGTAGAATGGAACGACGACGAGAAAGTCGAGATGTTAATCGACACTTATTACGACGAGATAACCGACAATCACATCGAACCCGAAGAGATGGAGTTCCTGTCGCAATACAACTTTGCCGACAGTGAAACGACGGAATGTCTTCACGAAGGGTGTCGCTGTTCGAGGTAGACACTTACCGTCGAGAAGTAAGAGCCAAGCTTGTGAGAATACACAAGTAATGCCGTC